GTTTTACCCGAACTGATCGTTGGGTATACTGAACTAAAGAATTGTTCTGCTACGTTGGAAGGAACGTATGCAAACTCATCAAGGAAAATAATGTTATATGAACCACCACGAACCGCACTAGCTGAAGTAGAACTTGCAAGAATTTTTGAACCATTTTCTAGTTCCAAAGAACCTTTGTTCCAAGACATTACCCCTTGTTGCAACCACTTAGGTAGGTGTTCATATGCAAGTTGTAACCGCCCTAGCAAGTCTCTAGCGGTAGCTGCTTTGTTAGCGAGTATCGCAACATTGACCGATGGATTGAATAGGACATAATGAAGTAAATATGCTATAATAGTTGTAGATTTACCAGACTGTCTAGGAAGTTTGCAAATAGTAAAACGGTTGTTGTGAAATGTACCAACCATTTCTTTTTGAAAGTCATACATTTTAAATGGAACTAGACCTTCATCTAATGACACAATCATAATATAGTTTTCTATAAAATATTGAGGGTCACTCATACACCTAGCGTACTCTTGGACTTCTTCTTTTGTCCACTCTTGAGATACGTTTGCTTTTTTAAGGTTTGGGTTGCCTAAATAATTCTGTTCCATTGTTTATAAACCTATCTTTCAATTTAAAATGTTATTTCTTTTCCTTTAACATTTTTTGTAGTTCAGCAGTTGAACCAACATATAGTGCGTTGTTTACAGTTCTTGGAGCATGGTTCGGCACTTCCTTCAATTTTCTCATCTTCTCTTGCAGTTCTCCAAGTTTTTCCGTAACCTCTGCAACTTGTTTAATACCATTAAGTGCAACTTCATAAGTTCTTGGGTGTTCCGATTCTTTTGCAAGTTCTAGAATACCATCAATTGCATCTTGACCACGTTCAATCAGATTGTAAAGATTTTCTCTTTGGTACTTATAATCATTGTCAACATCCTCACTAGTAAGATTTGAATTTTTAGTGGCCATAGATGTAAGAGTAGAATACGCCGGTCTTTCATAACCGCTAGCGGTTGTTTTTTCAACATAGGTTGAATCGGGAATAATCTTTTCTATAACACCTAAAGTTTTATCAAGTTGCAACGTAGACTCTTTATTCATCTGAACCTGATACTGGATTAAATTCTTTTGCATCCTCAAAGAAAGATGTAGTTTCGTTGAATCCAAAATCATCATCTGCTGAAGCACTTTCTGGATTTGATGTAACTGTAAGTCTTTGTTCTCTCTTAGGTGAATTAACTTCTAAGTCAGTATACTGATCAACTTGAACAGTCTTGATAACCTTACTAGAAGTAACAGGCCCATATAAATAAAACTTTGCAGTAAATGAAAGAGTGTATATCAATGCTCTACGAGTCGTAAAGTCTCCTTGATAGTTATCTTCATACGAAATAGAATTTAATACAATTGGAACATCTCTTTTACTATCCATAGAAACATTATCATTAATTGTTAATGTATAGTCTGGTTGAAAGTATGGAAGAATCTGTTCTACAATTTGTAATGCATCATCAGATTGTTTTGCCATAATGTATAGTTCTATTGATAGGTTATACGGTACAGGCATATATTGTGTATCTAACTGTTTAGCTTTTGCACCTTTAGCTTTTCTAAATCGTTGAACACGATTTAATTTTCTTGCTGAATCATACTCCAAGTTTTGAATTTCAAATCCAATACGAGGTAAAGTAATTGCAACTTGTTTAGTTAAGTCTGCATCTTCATTCAATCGTACTAAAAACTTTTCTCTCGGCCCATACGCAAGAGGAACTTTCATAGATTGATTTATGTTTCCAGAATTATCTTTACGAACAAGGTTGATATTGTTAAACATTGTTCCAAAAGAAACAATAACCTTTCGTATACTTTCGTGATAGAATTGTTGTCCTAGCATAATATATTTTCCTTATTAACTAATTGTGTGACCGTAAAGTGTAAGTACAAACTGCCCTGCGTTATATACAGCATCAGCAGCATCTGTACCACCCTCTACTAAGTAGAAGAAATCGTTTGCAGTTAGTGCTGGTGTAATATTTGACAGTTCTTGTCCAGCAACCATTCCACCAGTATTAAATAATTTAGCAGTACCACCAGCAGCATCATATTCAATATCACCAGCAGAGTTTGTTGCAATATCAATATCTGTATTAAGTGTACCACTTGCAACAGCAGGTAACTCAATACATGCTAGTTCTGCTCTAAATACAATACCACACGTACTTACTACATATCTTCCGATAAATGCATTACCACCAGCTGGCAGACCAATAACATCATTTGCAGTAGCACCTTTACCCCCAAGAGCAGTTAGGTCAAAATGAATTTTTGTTGTGATAACACCATTTAGTGTACTTCTTCTAGTTATTGGAGCAAAACTTGTTGCGACTGCACCAGCACCATGTTCAGTTGCTACTGTACCATTTAGAACTGAACCAGTAAAATTAGGTGCTGTTAATGTTTTGTTTGTTAATGTCTGTGCTGCAATTAAAGATACTAAAGTTGAGTTAGCACCAGTAGGCAATAAAAAGACAGAGGAGTTTGCAGCGGAGTGTGGTTGTGCTTGTAATGTTTGTGCATGAGCATTTGAACTCTCACAATAGAATAATATTTTTGAAGCTGCACCAGTGTTTTTAAGATCAATAACACCACCAGAAACGAATAAGTCATCGCCAACTGTAAAGTCAGCATTTGTTGTTAATCCTGTATTGTGTGCATGAGTTAAGTTTATATCTTGGTCATTACCAAATACAATTCTACCGGCGTCTGCGAGAAATATATCATTAAATCCTAATGAAGTAGTACCTATGTCAGCGCCGTCATTAGCATCTGGAACAAAAGCAGTTTCTGCCGTGATTGTATTAGAGCGTATTCCTGATGTACCGTTATCAATCGCACCAAATCCAGCAGCGATTGAACCAGCACCTAAGGCACCAGAAGTAGTAAGTCCAGTCATTGTAGTTATAGAGTTTTGTGTTGCAGTAGCGACTGTTCCAGTTAAGTTACCAGCGACATTACCTGTTACGGCGCCTGTCAATGTACCAACAAATCCTGTAGCAGTTACTTTACCTGTACTTGGGTTATATGTTAATGTTCCGTCAGACTCAAGACCAATATTACCGCCATCAACATCGCCTCCAGCAGTAAATATAATAGCGTTACTTTCGTTTGTAGATTCATTGTCAGTTATTGTAACAGTTGTTGCAACAGTAGCCACATCAGCAGTACCAGTAACATCACCAGTTATATCACCAACAAATGCAGTTGATGTGATGCTTGTTGCACCAGTAACTACACCTGCATCAACTACTATTGTACCATCAAGAACAATTTGTTGTCCAGATAATGGTGTAATCGTTAAATCTGTGCCGGCAGTAGAAGAAATATCATTGCCGTTTATAGTTATATTATCTACAGTCAATGCAGTCAATGTTCCAACTGAAGTAAGATTAGGCATCGCCGTAATCTCGTCATCAAAGTAAGCTGCTAAGTCTGTAACTGCGACTTGAACCATTGTTCCGTTGTCGTTCATTACTACTCTGTCAGCATCAACAACAGTAGTCGAAGTTGCAGATGTATTACCATCTATGATTGTAAGTTCAGCAGTTGTCGCAGCGAGTCCGTCTAAAATCTCTAGTTCTGCTTCTCCGATATTTGCACTACCGATTATGAATCCTGTCGCAGCAACAGTAGAGTTAAATGTCGCAGCACCCGCCGCTGACATATCTAGTGTTAATGCCGTGATAGCAGAACCGCCATCATTTCCTTGGAAAATCATATCTTCGTCTGATGCGCCTGTTTTAAGAATCAGGTCGCCAGTATCGTTTACAATATATGAGTTTGTTCCGCCGTGATATAAGTTTAAGTCTTGTCCAGCACCTAGTGTAAGTCGTCCTGTTGCACTATCGCCAGTAACATCATCTGCATCAGCATCTACATCTAAAGAAACAAGTCCGCCTGATGTAATGTTTGAAGCACCGTTGTCAATGTTGCCGAATCCAGCAGCGATTGAACCTGAACCTAGAACACCAACTGTTGTCGCAGCCGTAGTAACAAGATTAGGCATCGCCGTAATTTCGTCATCAAGATAAGCAGCAAGAGTTTGAACAGTAGTCATTCTCATTGTACCGCCATCATTGATTAGAACACCATCGCCATCAGCGATTGCAGTCGTGCCTCTTGAAGTACCACCATCTATTAGATTAATCTCTGTTGCGGTTGTTGTAACTGCTACATCTTCATTAATCTTCGGTGAAGTAAAAGTTTTGTTTGTTACAGTCGCCGTTGAAGCGGCTGTAAGTAGACGAGAGTTACCACCAGTACTTGGCAATGTAAGAGTGTTTGAAGCACTTTCAGCGTGTGGTGCACCTATAAGTGTTTGGGCATGAGCATTACTTGATTCACAATAAAATTTTATTTGTGAAACTGCCGAGCCATCATTTTTCAGGTCGATAAGACCGCCAGTCAAGAACAAATCTCCACCAGCACTTCCGTCAATTGTCATGAAGGTTCTATCAGCACCGCCATCAGTTCCTTTAAAGATGATATCTGTATCGTTGCCTTGTGCATCAATTGTAATGTTACCAGCAGTTGTTGCTAAAGTTACTGCAGCATCTCCTACAGGTATGTCATCAAGAGCAGTCGCTACTGTTGCAAACGATAAAACACCAGAACCATTAGTAGTAATTGCTTGTCCTGAACTTCCGTCAGCAGTCGGTAGAGTATAAGTGATATCAGCAGACTGTGTGCCTACTTGAAGTGCAGTAAAGTTTGTACCGTTGTCAGAATCTTCGTAAATTCTTAGTTGACCAGAACCTGCATCGCCGTTTGCTATTGCAACAAAACCGCCGTCATTAATATCTAAAAGTGTTCTACCATCAAACTGTTGAAACTTGATGTCTTTTGCATCAACTCTAGGTTTAATGATTGTATCGCCAGAACTATTTGAAAAGGAAAAGTGTTCTACATTTGCGATTTTGAAATCTATTCTATCGTCTGTGTCAGCAGTAATACTTGTATCACCGTCAACATCTAAAATTAATTCAGTACCATTTAAGTCATTAGATAGTGG